AAATGTTGGATAGAATTGTTTTGATTGAATAATCTTTTTCACATCAGTAAAGTTTCCGAACTTAACAAAGTTCTCATCAACTGATGGAACAAGATTCTTTTCAACTTGTGGCATTACTGCAGGTGCAGCAAAACTCTTTTCAATGTTCTGAACACTTTGTTTTGTTACTTCAAGATTCCACTTACCTTTAGAAACCTTGAATGGTTGTAATTTTTTAGTTACTGTTTGATATGTAATATCATTCATTGCACAGAATGCTTTGATATCTGCTGCTGTGAACTCAGTACCGTAAAGTGCTTTTAGTTTTGCAATTACTTGGTCAGCAGTCATTTTAATCTCGAAGGGCATGATAAAGTTTTGTTTTCATTTGATATATTCATTATAATCAAAAAAGGAGGTTGTGTAACCCCCTTGTGTGACACTTTATAAAGTGGTTTTTCCTTCGTAATCAATAAGTTCCTGTATCAATTTATCTTTACTTTTTCTACGATCTAACTCGATTCCTACAGTACGACCATACTCCTCAAGTTCAACCTTAGATTGTTTCTTTAAATCTTTCTTAGGTGCAGGTGTTTCAACTACAGAAGGTTCTCCGCTCCCAATTTTACTTGGTTTTCCTGCCAATAAATCTCCAAAATGTGACATTTTTTCTCTAGTAATTACTTTTTATTTATCTGTTTTTTCTGCATCAGTAGGTGTATCGGACTCCGTTTTTGCCTCAGTCTCAGGTTTTGGTTCTTCCTTTGGTGCATATACTTTTGCATATGCATCTACCATTTTTTGGGCATCCTTTGGTGTAATTCTTTTGTTCCAGTCCATCTTAATAATATAAGTTACGTTATATTTATCATGCCACCAATTCGATAAATTCGCCAAGTATCTTCTTATTCATCTTCTTATTTTTAAGACTCTTAACAAATGCTCTCTTAATATCTGCCTTTGAATCAGATTTTGGTTCAAACTCTGCGTCGTTTGCAAGTGCCTGTGAAGCAAGACCAAAGTAAGTATGATATCCTGCATCTTTAATCGCAAATGATCTCTCCTTTCTCCATCTTCTCATTGTCTTCTCAACTAACTCATTACCATATCCAAGGTATCTGCGAGCAAATTGAGCACCATCACGACTTGACATAATACGAATACCGATAAAGTTCACATTAGGTAAACTCTCTCTAAGATTTTTAAGAAGAACATCAGTCTGGTTACGATCATCATAGTAGTGTCCTTCACAACGATATGTTGTACCTAACTTTCTATCACGAATAAAACAACCTTCTCTGAAGTAGTTTGTACCCATCCAAGGTTCATGTTCCCAATCTCTTTGCACTTCTGTATTGTATCTCATTGGTTGTCCTTCACCATCAGTCAAAACAACACACTGTACTTTCTCTACATTATTATTCTTCTTAAACTCTGGAAGTATTTGGCGAAGTGCAATCATTGTTTCATTCAATGGTGTTCCTGATAATCTGAAACCCATTGGTGCTTGCATCCAAGGATTATTTAATCTCCAATCACCTGTTGCACCACATCTGAATACATTCAACATCTGACGATCTAGATCTCTTGTTCTTGTACTTGAAGTAAAGAATTTTAAGAGGTGAAAGTTGTTAGGAATCTGTACTTCTTTATCTTTGACTTCAGCAACCTTTGGTAGATCATTATCAGGATAATCAATCGTGAATGCATATACATCATAAGGTATCTGGACTTTACGACAGAACCAGATAAGATTGTAAAGTTGCTTCAATGTGTCTAACATTACCTGACCCATTGAACCAGACCAATCAAGAATGAATACTAGTCCGTGGTTTTTGCCATCGGGCACCACTGTGATTTTCTTGAAAATATCTTCATTGAACTTATACGTATGAAGAGATTTGGTATCCAAGACACCAGTGCGACTAGTAGAAGAGCGAGCATAAGCTCCTGCAGATTTGCGTCTCTCGAATTCTTTGACAAGATAATTTACCTCTTTCTGTGCATCTCTCTTAAATTTATAAAAGGACTTATCAACTTCACCAAAGATAGGTGTATCAAGTTCTTCTTTAGAATAATGATCTTTGTATTTCTCTACATAATTCTTACGATTGATATCGCAGTATTTCCAACCTTCATCTAATTTTTGATGAACTGTTTCATTGTCAACAATAATATTCTCAAGAATCAATTCTGGTATCTCAATATATTGACTGTCTCTTGTTGCTGTATTTGTAAGATTCTTGAGTGCATCACTTAATGCTTCCATTGTTTCTGACTCAGGTTCTTCATTCCATTCTTGCTGACCCTGATTATCTTTAATAAAGTCCTCAAAGTCTTCAATGACTGGTTCGTTGGTTGCCTGTGGTGTACCATCATCAATATCTGCTTCAGTATCTTGTTGTGATTCTTCATCACTACTATCAGTAGAACCAGGTGTTGAACCCATCATATCATCAAGTTTCATTTCATCACTCTGCATCTCAGATAATCTATCCATCTCTTCTTTCTCTTCTGCTTTCTTCTTTTTACAGTATGCATATAACTCCTCTGCAACATCAAGTGCTTCCTCGAATGTTTCAATCTTATCAATTTTGTTTATAAAGTATTGCTCCTCTTCAATGAAATCAATATCAACAAAGTTACCAATCTTAAAGTGTAGATTGATACGATCTGCAAGGTTCATATCATTTACATCTTTATCCTTTATATCAAAGAAGTCAATATCACTTAACTCATTGTATGCATTGAAGAATGTTTTAGATGTGCCTTCATATCTACGCTTTATAAGTTTCTCAATTCTTGCATCCTCAACAATGTTGACAAATGAATGGGATAGAACTCTACCCTCTGTCCAGTCAATGTCAGGTGTGTAGAGAGCGTGTCCGACCTCATGACATACAAGCATATCAAATATACCTTCACTTGCTTTCTCCCAGTTAGGAAGCGTTAGAACACGACTGTGGACATCGAACTGTGCAGTCTCTACATTCTTATGCTCAACCACCAAGTCTTCGGTAGCAAGTAGTTTAGCGAGTGTTGATTTGATTTCGTGTTTCATCTTACCTTTGTTTGATATACACATTATAAACTAAAAAACCGCCCAATGGACGGTTGAGTGGACACTTTGTTAACTGGTTTTATTTTTTTGTAGTATTCATTTTATTCTCAAAATCATTTAATTTACCTTTAAAAAAATTTATGCCTGTTTTTAATGCTGCATTTTTTAGTTCAGTAGGCACACCACCTTTTGCAAAATTTTCTATTTCTTTCATATTAATATTTCCTTTCTTTAAATTTTGTCCGAATTCACCACCGAAAACTTTGGTCTTTATAAGATTTTCAAGTTCCTTTACATCTTCATTGAATTGTTGAAAAGTTTTCATGATGCATTCTCATTGATAGCAGTTACATTCCAACCAGCTGTAGTTTTCTTTTCCCAGATGTAATCCTCTGCCTTTGCTTTAGCTTGAGATGTATATGTCTTACGGTCAGCATAAGTTTCAGTCCACCTTTTATCACCTGCATAGTAGACATCTCCTACCCCTGCACCCATAATGCTAGTTTTCTTAATATGCCAAGCCATTTTGATCTTTTTAGGTATTTATCAAGATGCCATCTGTGAGAAACCTTTAACTTTCTCAAATCGTATTACACTCTCAAACTTATCATGTAACTCTGCCTTATGAGATATCACAAAGATATTTGCATCCTTAATTACATATCGAATAATTTTTAAGAACTCATCAGTTCCCATACCGTCAAGAGAACTATCAAAGACTTCATCCATAATTAATAGATTTGTATTCACTGAATTCTTAACTCTTGCAACTTCCCTCCAAGTAAAGAGCAATGCCAAGTCGATACGCATTTTCTCCCCTTCACTAAAAGAACTATATGAAAAATTCTCATGAATCGGTGATTCAATCGTTTCATTAAATTCTTCATTCAACTTAAAGTTGATATAAAAATCCATCTTCTGCAGATAACGATTTACCTGCTGATTAATAAATGGTAGATAGTTTTTGATTATCTTGGTCTTTACTCCATCATCTTTTAGCAAAGAGTATGCAAAATCATGATACATGATTTCTGTCTTTTTATCTGCTAGTTCCTTAAAAATTCTTTGGAGGTTTTCGTTAAACTCTGCTAGTTTTCCATGTTCAGTATTTCTGTTCGCAAGTTGGTCGGTAAGTTTCTGAATTTCTGATTCCAAATCTCTGATTTGTCGGTTATATCCAGATATCCGAGTATTGTTTTGAGAAATGTCATTATTGAGTTTAGTAATCTCCTTTGTTAGTTTGGTGAAGAGACGCTCTCGTTCTTCTTCGTTTTTAATTGCTTCTTCGAGTTCCTTATACCCAGATTGCAACTCTTTTGCTTTAGTTTGAGCGTCGTTAATTCTATTTAAGCGAAATGATTCTTCTATATCTTGAGTACAGGTAGGGCAAACCTTATTTTCTGTAAAAAACTTATGTTCTTTAGTGATTGTTGATACTTTATTAGATATTTTACCCTTGAGATTATTAAGAGACTTTAACTTTTTATTCGCTCCTGTAACCTTTTCTTGTTCTTTTGTGAGATCAAAAACTTGATCCTGTATGAATTGATTTGCCTCTACACAGTTCTCTGCATCAGTGATCAAAGAGTCAATTTTATCTTTCTTACCTTTAATATTTTCTCTTCCACGATTATCTAACTCCTCAATAAACTTCTCTTGCATCTCAAGTTTATCTTTAACATTATCTTTCTTCAGATCTAACACTTGTATCTCTTCTTTTTGTGTTCTTATCTTATCTTTAATAATTGAATTCATTGCAGAGAAGATACGAATATCTAACAAATCCTCAATCACCTCTCTACGATTTGTTCCTGATAGTTGCATAAAAGGAACAAAAGCACTACTACCCAAAATAACAATTTGAGTGAATGATTTATAATTTACCTTCAATATATTTTCTTCTAATATCTTCTGCATCGCACGATCATCAGATTGTTTATGCATCTTCTGACCATCTACTTCAATCTCAAATAGATTTGGTTTCATGCATCTACGAACAAGATATTGTCTACCATTAATATCAAACTCAACTTCAACTTTTGTATCTTTCTCATTTGTAGCATTCACAAGTTGAGATTTATTAATTTTACGAAATGGTTTATTAAATAAACTGAAAGTAAGAGCATCTAACACAGTTGATTTACCTGTGCCATTTGTTCCTACGATTAAATTTGTTCCGTTTTTAGTAAAGTCAATTTCTGAAGTATGATCTCCTGTAGAGAGAAAATTCTTCCATCTAATCTTTTGAAATGTTATCATTCTTTGGTGGAATCACAATATCGTTAGGGGTAATCACTGCATACTTATAATTATACCTCTTACAAGTCATTATGGCAAGTGCATCATCTATTTCTATTACATCCATTTTTTTATCTTCCTCAGACTCAAGCATTAATCTATATCTCTCTGCATCATCCTCTTCCTCAAACATAAACAAAACTTTTTCACCGTAACGATTTAATACTGCATAGGCACCATTTTCCTGTTTTTTGTCTAGTGTAAGAAGATACATTAGTCTACCTCGCATGCTTCTGAATATATTTTCTGTAGAATGCCTTTAATTAGGGTCTTATCTCCCTCAAATTCAGATTCATCAATATAACGATTCAAGATACCGATTGTATTTTCAGTTTCCTCTACCTCAAAGTCTGCACTCTCTTGAAGAACAAAGTTCTCAATAATTTTTAGATCTTGAATACCACAATTGTATAATTTATCTATAAATTTCTCAAACTGTTTCTGGTCGGTTTTCCGTTTTACAATAATTTTAACTATCTTATTCTTATATTCTCGAAAATCAAATAACTTATAATTTAGATCTTCATAGTAAATATTATAGAATAACCGATATGGATTATTAATTGGAGTATGTTCAACTGTTTTTGTATCAAAGAGATGAAAACCTCTTTTATCATTGACATCATTCCAATACATCTCATAAGGATTACCAAGATAATATATCTTACCATTATTAGATCGAGTATGATAATGTCCACTATAAACACGATCAAACTTATCGAATATTTTCGTATCCATACCATGCTCCATCATATGACCACGAGTTGCTACAAAACCATTCAACTCTAAATGACCCATTACAACTTTTGAGTCTGACCTCTTAATCGCTTCTAATGTATCCTGACGATTCTCTTCATTAATCCAAGGTAGAAATAAAATATTCAATCCACCTACAGTCACTTCTGTTGGTTTTGCATAGACTTCAATATTATTATATTCCTTGAGTAGAAGATCAACTGTATTCACAGAGTTTGTATCTTTATAGTATGCAGTATGATTTCCAACAATAATATGAACCTTGATACCCATTGCTTGGAGTTTATCAAAGTAAATCCTCTTCGACCATTGAAGTGATGCTAAATCAATATTCCTTCGATTATCAAAGGTATCACCCATATCAATGATGGTATCAATCTTGTTTTCTTTGAGATATGGAAAGAAGATATCATCATAGAATTTTTGGAAATAATTATTGATATAGGCAGCACCTTTTCTGGCACCGAAATGCTGGTCTGTAATAATTACGATGTTCATCTATTGGAAGACTTATATTGAATATTATCTTTGATTGTATTGTAATCTGAACTACTACCTGCTAATGCTCCATCATCAACAGTCATCACTTCATCAAATCCACTCTTCTCAATTATCTTTGTCTTGATCTCTAATTGCTTCTTCTCCTTCTGTATGCGTCTCAGAAAGGCATAATGTATAATCTGTGTAAAGTATGCAAAAGGATTACGAGACTTCTCTGGATCGAAGTTATGAATGTATTGGACGCAGTTCTCAATTCCGTCTGATATCATGTCATCACGGAACATATAATTTACAAAGTTAGGTTTATATGATAGATGCGTTGCAATCTTAAGAAAACACTCTCCAAGGTAGTTCGTAATTCTTGGTTTTGGTTTTCCTTCTTCTGCAGCAGCTGCTACCTTACCTCTATAAACAATTAATGCTTCTAATAATTCTTTATTATTAACATAATGTTCAGATTTCTTTTTTACCATATCTCATATCTGAATGTATTCATAGTATAACATTTTTTAGAGGACTTGACAATACCCCTTAATACATGTACAATACCCTTTGTAGGGTTTCAAGGATGATTAGGCTTATCTTTATTACTCTTAAATATTTTTTCAAGGCTCTTGCGAGCATCTTCTACAGTCGTAACGAGTCCCATTTTTGTGTTTAGAGATACTTTACCATCAAGTTCAATATCTATATCTTCTTCATTTAAATACTTTTCATAAAACATAATCATTTTATCATCTGATACTTCTGACATTGTAACTATCTTATCATACTTCATAAGAAAAAGATCTTCAGTAGGGAGTTCTAACCACGGACGAACTTTTACATATTGTCCTGCAGGGGAATATAACATCTTCATAATCACAGGATTTGAGAGCATAATAATTGGATCCCCATCATTCTCATCGACAGAGACAAGAGCAAAGATCTCTTCGCCTGTAACTAATTTTAATACTGCGTGAAATTCATCACCCATTACGTCTTTCTCCAAATACCATATCTTCTAGAGTTGACTCTCGAATACCTAGATGTTTACAAATAAGTTTATCGATAGCAGCATAGGTAGCATTTAAGTCGATACAAGAGCGACTTTTAATAGCAATTTCATCAATATCATCAGTTGAAACAAGTGTTCCCATTACAGATTTTTCAGCAAAATCACGATATGCTCCCATTTGTTTAATACGATTTTCAACTATTTTGTTTAAGTTGATTGTTACTTTAATATCAGTATCCATTATTTTTTCAAAGGTATGTTAACAATGTCATAGTTGAAGTTCTCTTCATTATACACTTTGATTCTTTCGATGAGATGATTGAGTGTATAATTTCTTCGTGATTTGTAACTGATATCATCAGCAATATCATAAAGTGTTGCCTTTGTTTTGTTACTTCCTTTACGAAGAACACGACCTATTGATTGTAGGTTACGTATTCGAGATTTAGAAGGAGATGCAAAAATTATATTATGTAAGTTCTTGATGTTAATCCCAGTGGAAAAAGTCCCGTAAGAGGCAACGATAATCGCATTATCCTCACTTTCAGTGATTTCTCTGACTCTCTCCCTGTCCTCCGTGGCAACACCACCATGAACAAAAAACACATGACGATCAATAATACTATTACTATTTATTAGGTTGTATAATGGTTCTCCGTGACCTTCAACTCTTGCAAAGAGTATGAGAGTATTACCTTTGAGATCTAATGCAAGGTTACGAATGAAACGATTTCTCTTTTCGTGACCGATAATATACTGTACTTCATCCTCAAATGTTTCAAATTTATTCGGTGAGTGTTTCAATAGAAGCACATTTATATCTAATGTTGCCAGATGACCTTTCTTCATTAACTCATCAGTCTTAATAATTTTGTATGACGGACCAAATAAACCTTCTAACACCCACTTATGAGTTTGTGTTCCATCTAATGTGC